CAAACCAACCCATGAAACCCTTTAAATAAAGGAGTTCATGGGTTTTTATTTTGTATTTGTAGCACTTTTGTAGCACTCATAGGTTATTTAGTAGGTTTACTGACCTTTGAGCTTCGTCTTTTCGTTCATGATCTAGTAGGTGAGTGTACGTTGATAAGGTGATTTCGATACCTGAGTGACCAAGTCTTTCGGATACATATTTCACATCAACTCCTTGAGACAACAACCAACTTGCATGAGTGTGTCGCAAGCCGTGAAACGTAATAATCTTTTCGGCTTCAATTTGCTTCAAATTCTGCTCTAATTGCTTGTTTGCCGCATTGTTTGTCGGAGGGTAGGCATGTTTACCTTGAAATACAAAAACTGTTTCAGGGTGTACTTTACGCCACTCTAACAGTTGCTCAACTAATACAGTCGGTACATCAACGGTGCGATTGGAACCTTTCGTTTTTGTACCTTTGAATTCCTTGTTAACCATGTCCCAAGTCTTGTTTATTGATACTTGGCTGTTATCAAAGTCAATGTCAGTCCATGTTAACCCTGCTATTTCTGAATAACGTGCACCAGTGTGTAGAGCTGTTAGAATCATCATGTCGGTAACTGGTCGTGTTACAACTGGTCGCTCATTAATATGATCAACAAGTTTTTTCATATCGTCGGCCTCTAAGAACTTCATATCAGAAGACTTGCCATCTGAGCCAGTAACTTTTGTACTAGCAGTAAAGTCTTTTGATAATTTTTCGTCGATGATTGCTGCTTCAGCCATTTGATGAACGTGCATTTTTATTTTGCGAGCTGTTTCAATGGCGTGTGTCTTACCAAAATCATTTAAGAAACTCTGAAAACGATGACGGTCCATTGATGATAGACGTACGTTATTAAAACGTTCATGTAATACGCCACTTGTGAACCTATACCAGCGCTTAGTAGCTGCCGAAAGTGTAGGCTCTTTGTATGTCTGGTACCAGTTGTCAAAAGCGTCTGGAAACGAAATCTTATTAGGTAGAACCAGCGTTTGATTGACTTTGTCGGCCTCTGTCTGCATTGCCCAACCGTTTGCTTCAGCTTTTGTTCGGAAACCAGACTTTGTTTTACGCCGTCGCTGGCCGTCTTTCATGACGAAAACATTTGCGGTCCAAGTTGAGCCGCGCTTGTAGATACTTGCCATTAGTTTAAACCTAACCTTTCTGTCAAATAATAGGACAGTTTAGAGACGTGTCCGGGTCTATCTGATATAATAATTGTCGAAAGAAAACTAAAGACGTTTCAAGAGGTCTATTTTTGTTGAATAACTGATTAGCGTATCCCTGAGTTTAGCGATAGAGGGGATGCGCTTTTTAAGTATTCCAAGTAGGAATCGAATGATCGGATAATGCTTGTTAAGGGTTTGCAATTGACAGTTTGATATTGAATTATTAGACTTAGTTGACTAATAGTTAAAAGGAGGTTCTAGATCATGGCAACATTAGACATGTCAGTACGTTATTTTGGTAACAACGTTGATGATGGACGTATGCCCGTTAGAGAACTTGCTCCTGCACTAATTGCGCTATCAGAGTCGTTGCAAGAAATACAACGATTGGAGAATCCTGCTGAGGCACCGCTATCTTTGGATATTCAGGCAACGGAAAAGGGGTCGTTTGTTGTTGACTTAATTCTTGCAAATGGATCCGATATTTTTTCAAAAGCAATCGATTTGCTTAATTCTGAACAATCTGCGGCGTTTGTTAATCTAGTTACTTACGTAACAACATTCTATGGAGTTATTCAATTAACTAAAGCGTCTCTCGGAAAGAAATTTAAGAAGCAAGTTGATAACGATGACGGCACTGTAACTTTGACATTTTCTGATGATACATCACTAACAATTTCTGGTAAAACGCTGGAAGCATATCGAAATGTTGAAGTAAGGCGTTCAATCAAAGAGGTTGTAAAGCCTGCTGCAAATGGCGGAGCAGCTGGCGTAGAGTTTAAGTCTAGCAAAACTGAGACAATTAGAGTTACGTCATCTGAGGCAGAACAGTTTGAAGAGCCTAAGGTGGCCGATACTGAGTTTCCACCTGTAATTTCTGAAGTAGCTTTACAAATAATCAGTGTCGGATTTGACAACGTAAAGTGGAAATTTTCAGATGGAGCTAATCAATTTTTTGCGTCAATTGAGGACGAAGATTTTCTGAATGCTGTTCACCAAAATAAATATCAGTTTGGGGCGACAGATATTCTTAGGGTACGGTTACGCCAGACTCAAACTGTTACATCAAAAGGGCTTACAAGTAGTTACGTAGTTGAAAAAGTACTTGAGCACCAAAAAGGTGCGCGCCAAATTGAATTGGATTTTGAATAATACCTGTAAAGCTTTACTCTATTTCAGAGCAAAGCTTTTTTGGTTTTACAGACCTTATTAACCTAACGTATGGCACTCACAAATAGTCGGCCAAATGCTGTTAATCTGATAGACCGACGCGAAACAATAAATTCATCCGTAGGAGTGGAAAGAAGCTTTTTAATTACAGAAGGAGAATTCTCATATTTTTGTTTGATAATTTGCTCATTTAGACTATCAGATTCAGATATTGAGTGTGTATCATTAATTATGATGATTCCGCTTGATTGCAAATTTTGTAATGCTAACGGTTCGTTTAGCTCGCCAATCGTAGTTGTAAAAACGACATCCTCTTTGAATGATAAAAAAGCAGGGGTATCCTTATTTTGAAATATAAGATCGAATACTGGGATAGCATTGTAAACTCCAACTTCATCGAAGCCTACGAGTAATCGATTTAAGACAGTAGCATCATTGGCCGAAAATTGTCGGAGTTCATTTGAAATTCGACTACTGAAATCATGATTTTTTGTTTTATCTAACGAATTTACAATAAGGTTTGCAAACATTTCTTTAATATCATCCGTTTGTTCGCTGCCACTTAAATCTTTTAAAGCAGTGTAAGCAACGTTTAATTTCTCAGTGGAATAATTTTCTAGTGTGGTTTGTTGAGCTTTTGATTCTAGTCGTTGCTTGAAGTTATTTACATTTTGTTGACTCCAAATTCCTAACATGAGCGCTGGCTGCATTACAGTGTATACTATCGCGCCAATTCCGTCTCCAATTGTTTCAGCAGATGGGTTCAAAAGCTTTTCTACTGTTGATTCGGGAATTAAATCTTTTAAATTGTAAGGGTTAAATTCGTCCATGTTCTGTCCTTTCACGCCACCTTCGGGTGGCTTTTTATATATCCCGCAATGCGGGTATAAATATTATGGCTTGAAAATACTTACGATTTTGTTTGCCCAAGTCAAAACATCATCAATATCATTTGCAAGTTTGTTTTCGCCAAAGATGATTAGTTTTGACTCTATCTCAATGAATACCGCAGTGTTATTAGCCCACATAACATCAAGGTATTCGTTTCGTGATAATTCTCGTACCAAATTCAAAGTATCATCTTCTGAGTATTTGATTTTAAGAGAACTATGCAATTCTTCTAGTCCGCCAACATTCTTGGCATCCTGTTTGCTTCGTCCATTATCGATTTTATTTTTGTATTGCTTGTAAATTAGGACGGCAAGACGTTGGGCATCTTGCGTTAATTCAGGATTTTCCATGATTGTTTTTCCCCAGTAAACACAGCTTTTTACGTCAATCCTGTCTGGACGTATTATGTATCCCGCAATGCGGGGTGAATTCTATTTAAAAGTGAATTTATTCGTTTCAAAAGCCTTGCTCCGCCCAATTGGGAAAGCATTCTTAGCTGTGCTGTCATAAATATACATGTAAGGCCTGTCGTAAGAGGCGGCCCACTTTTTGTAGTTGTCACCAAGCACAGTGAACGCAAAGTTTTGAGCATTACGTGCCAGTTGAGCCTTGTTCGACTTACTTAAGTCATTGAATTCAGGTACGACAACCATGTTCAAATCGCCGTCAGCAGTGTACTTAATACTAAAGATATATGGTGCCCATCCATATTGGGGATCGGGGTTACCGCCATCAACGGGGTTCCCATCTGCGTCCATAGTTCCATCAGCCATACCTTGATAAATCTTCAATTCATTATTAATTTTTTCATTCACAAATTGTCGCTTGGCTTTAGCTTTGGCCTTTTTAACAGTTTTAGATTCCTTAGATGCAGCCGATACGTTAGAAATACCGCTGAAAATTTTTGAATTTTCAAAAGTAGCTACGCCTAACAACGTTGTAATTACAGCAACAGCCCCCAATTTTGCCCATTTGTTCATGTGAACATACTCCTTAAGCTTTTAACGTGGTTCACGTTTGCACGTATTCTTTGTAATTTACTTATTTATACTGTTTAACAAACTCAATAACCCGTGTTTTTTTATCTGCAGTGTACGTGTTAAACGTTTTTACTTCCCAATTCTTTATTAGCTCGTAAAGGGTAGTAGAGTTATCAGTACGGACAAATTGTCTTGCGATTTTGATAGTTTCCTCGTTCATCATTTTCATAATTTCAGGTGGAAAATTTGATCCAGATGATAGCCACTTATTGTAGTCCATAATAACTTCACTCTTGTTACGGAGTTGACTTGCAGTTAATGACTTAGTTGGGATACTCTCAGTGTTTGGGAGTGCCTTAACATAAAGAAGCCAACTTGTTAATACTTGATTAGCGCCATTGGAATTATCGAATAATAAAAATCCTGTAATAGTTGCATCTAGTAAATCTGAATCTATTGATGGATGCATTTGTTCAATTTCTAAAATTAGTTTCCTTTTCAACTCTGGATGTTTGGAATCAACATGCTTTATATCTTGCATTGTTAGCGTCATTTTCTAATCCTCTCTATATATGAAAAATAACCGTTGAATTTATGTGTGCCTAACTGCTTCTTCGACAATTGACTCAAAACTACTAGGAAGGTGAAACCACTCCATAAAGTCATAGTAATTGCGATTTTCTAAGGGGATGTCTTCATAGATTATTTTAGCTAGGCGCCAAACCATACCGCGGTTAGCGATACGTTCAGCGTTGTTTTTAAATCCGATACTGAAGGTATATATCCTTGCCGTACCGTCGCCATCAAGAACGTGTGATAGCTCGTGAGCCTTACGAGCAACAACAGGTATCTCGGTATCAGATAATTCATTAATCACTATCAGGGGTTGTTTACCTTCTCTAATGAATACAATGTCAGGGTCGTATGGCTCAAGTTCCTCGTAAATCATTCCGATACCAGCAGCATTAATTTGCGCGTCAATTCGTTCTTCTAATTCTGAAAAATCCATACGCACTAATCCTCGTCACCATCTACAATCTTTAAGATGTCGAGGATTTTCTTTTTCGCTTTATCTGACAGTTCCTTACCTTGGAACTCCATAACAACGCCTTGCTTGCTTAGTGCTTCATCTAGGTTGATGTGTGTTGGGCCGTCAGACGAAGCAGCGTTAGGGTCGTCTGTGTTGCCTAATAGATAGTCAACAGTTACTCCCAAGGTGTCCGCCACTGACTGTAAATTGTCTATTCTTGGAGTTTTTGTTTTCCATTGGTAAATAGCATTTGTGCCCAAAGAAGAATCTTCAGCCAATTTTCTTAAACTACTGTATCCTTTCGATTTTGCAATTTTTTGAATTCTTTCAAACGTTGTCATTTCAGTCCTCACGGGTATATATTTCACTTTTTGCACGCTAAAGATAGTTTATGTGTTGACAGCACGCTTTAACGTGCTATTATTAGTTATGTACAAAAGTTCTTTACGAAAAACAGTGTACAAAAGACGTGTTCTTACAAGAACGAAATGCCTAAAAACAAAGGCGTTTACTGCGTTTTCAGTACGCTTATTTACCTGTATATCATAGCACGCTATATAGTGCGTGTAAACAAATGAAAAGAACAAAAGTACACAAAAACGTGAAGGGAGCGACATTATGGTGGCAATCACAATCAACCAATCATATCTGGATCGTGTTGGACGATTGATTGGTGAAGTATACGCCGCTCAAATGACTGAGAAAGAAGTCTATGAGCACTTAGGCGTATCCAAGACTACTTGGGTAAACGTTAAGAAGGGCGTTGCCGGTAGCACAACCATCAACAACGTGTTGAATGGAGCTGAGCAATATGTCAGCGGGGTGCTCAGTGAGCGCCGTAAACAAACGATTTAAAGGAGGATGAATTATGACGAATGAAAAGAAATTGGCAATTGCCGATGCATTATCAGGACTGTCTTATCGTGAATGGTCTGAAATCAGCCAACTTGTGGAAGCAAATTATCACACGCTAAAAAGCGAACTGATATCAAGTGAAATCAGCTCGCTCTTGGCAAATCGTTTTTAACGGCTAGTCATGGACGATTTGAAAGTGATATGGACTAACGCGATAAGCGACGTCTTTGTAATGCACGTGCGTGTATGGAAATTGATAAAGAGTGTCGGGCTCTTTACGTTGTACAGGCGCGTAAATGTTTGCACTTTCTTCCCACCAAGTTGCTGGATCCACTAACTTACCGAAACTTTCGATTTTGGTAGTTTCAGAAGTCAGTTCAGTCCACCCCATTGGGGCAAGGTTTGCATAAACACGAATAGACATGAATTTTATTCTCCTTTCATATATTTTGTGAGGATAACCTCATGCTAATAATAACAAATTTAAAGGAGGTCGATTATGGCAGTAATAACAGGGTTACAACAAACAGAGCTAATCAATGTTCAAACAAACCAAGATGGTGAACAACGTGTGAGCGCTCGTGAGTTGTACAACGTACTAGGTGTATCTAAGCGCTTTAGCGTTTGGTTTAGTCAATTCCAGGACATGTATGTACAAGGCATTGACTGGACGGTCGTACCCGGAGGTACGACCGTTCCAAATGGTGGGAATGGAGCCGTCCGTGTTGTTGACGACTTCAACTTGACAACTGACATGGCCAAGAATGTATCCATGATGTCTAAGACGAAAAAGAGTCAAGAAGTCCGCAATTACTTCATTGCAGTTGAGAAAGAACACAAAGCACTGATGGCGGACCCACGTATGCAGATGGCAATGGGACTTAAGTCAGCGCAGATGATGCTTGAGCATAAGGATGAAATCATCGCTGAAATGAAACCAAAAGCAATTTTTGCTGACGCAGTAGCAGCAAGCCACACATCAATCCTAATAGGCGAGCTTGCGAAGCTTATCAAGCAGAATGGCGTCGATATTGGCTCAACACGATTGTTCGCATGGTTGCGTGAAAACGGTTATCTGATTAGTCGAAAGGGTTCTGAGTGGAACCTACCTACACAACGTTCTATGGAAATGGGACTGTTTGAAATCAAGGAGACCACCATTGCCCACACTGATCACACTAGCATTAGTAAGACGCCGAAGGTCACTGGCAAGGGTCAACAATACTTCATTAACAAGTTTCTTGGTGAAACCAAGGCTTTATTGGAGGTGTAGAAATGCGCAGATTTTTATTAGTATGGCGCTTCTTTGTAGGTGTGATGCGAGCGATTATCGTTTATAAAATGACGCCACAAGTTACAACTGTTAGCAATGAAGACGGGTATCAAATTCGTGCTATCGAATTAAAAATCCCTGCCAAAAATGACAGGGATCCAGATTAAAACTTAGGCAGTGACAATAAATTATCTGAAGTTGAGTGATTTGCTTTGGTTCTGATGTACTTACCATCAACTGAATCTACGACTTCAACTGGGGTTTGAGCGTTCCAAAAAGTCGTGTAGAAGAATTCGTGATGCCAGTTATCAATAGCATCAATAACTTCAGGGATTGTTAGAACCATTCCGTTAGATATCATAACTGCTTCAATTCGTTCAACGAATTTGTTAGATGGGGATGGCGCAGTTCTAATTCTTATGATTTCGTGCTTCATTCATTGCGTCTCCTTTCAAATTTGTAGGGGAGAATTGCGACACCCACGAAGTTAATTTTACTACCAAAGAAGGAGGTGCAAGGCATGGACTACGAATGGGTTAACAAAAATCATCCACTAGGCAGGGTGTTAATCAGCCGAGTCCCGAAAGACGCCAAGCAATATACAAAGGTGGAACGCAGGTACATCAACAAGTGGGGTGCTAAGAATAATCGTGAGTTTTTCAAAAATATTGAGCGAACAACTAGTTCTCGTTCGATTATCACGAAATCACGTTGGCGGTTGATTCGAAAGTTATCGCGTAAGGAGGGCTTATGACAGAGCAAGTATCACTTCAGCTGCCAACTGACATGTTGATGCAGCTAGGAGTTCAAGTGTTTGAGCAGGCTGTTAAAACGGCTGAGCAAAATATTATCTATAGTCATCAATTCGTTCAGATGTATCGAACGAAGAGCACACCAGATGATCAACTAACTTTGAAAGATTACCTGGGCGCAATTAGTTTGAAAGATTTCAATACGTACTGGCGTACTCGAGTGGAGGCGGAACCTGGCTTGACGATTAAGAAAGGTAAAAACCAACGCCTGTATCACGGTTTCAAGATTGCCAAGTACATTGAAGAACATGTTGATGAGGTGATGGTTTGAGCGACATCGTAATTGGCTATGCAATAGCCGCGGTTGTTGGCTTAGTTGTATTCGCTGCTTGGTTAATAGACTTCTTCGAAGCCAACGATATGCGACTACGACCATATTTGGAAAAGGAGGTAATGAAAAATGAAGATCATCAAGATGATGTTTAAGTTGCTTGTCAAAGCTTTCGATAGCGTGGCTTTGATTGGTGTTGACAAGAAGTTTCTATCTGAAATTCGTCATGAAGCAATTACTAATGGCGAAGATGGCGATAAGGCTGTTGATGAATACATCATTTGGCATAATGCCAACATCGACAGCTAGTTAATTAACTATCAGGCGCTCTGACAGGCGGTTTAGATTTCAAATGTAATCGGTATATATCCCTAAATGTACGGCTGTTATGAATCCCAGTATTTCCTAAACCGCCGGTGAGAGCGCCTGATATAAGTCGAGCGTCACAAAATGCATATCACTCCCTGAAAAATCTCCGAGAAAAGTATCTATAAGTCCCGGTGTGGTGTGCAGGTTGTGGCGTTCGACTGAAAGGAATGACACATGAAAATCGAAATAAAAGAGCCCTCAGTGAGTGCAATCACCAAGGGCTCGGGTAATGAATTTAGTAGGTTCATTTACCCTTCGATTGTATCACATGATAGGAGGCCAATAAATGGCTACCAAGTTTGAAACGTGGGCGGTGCTTGATACCGGTCGAGAAGTTCACTACTTCGAACCTAAGTATCACGAAGACTGGCAAAAGGTGCCGAACACAACGTATATCAAGTTTCAAGAACCAGTGACGGAGGAATAAGAAATGACAGAACAAAACTTTAATGTGACGACGACACAGACACAACAGTTGATTGCTTCGTCTGTTGCAAATGATTTCAAGGGATTGGTTGAAACGCAAGGTTTCAAGGTTCCAGAAAACTACCACGTTGCAAATGCATTGCAAGAAGCTGTGGCATTGTTACCAACAATCAAGGGAATTGAGAATGTGACACCTGATTCAATTAAGAAGTCACTATTCGACATGGTGGTTCAAGGATTGAGCCCAGCAAAGACGCAAGTTTACTTCATTGCTTATGGGCGTCAACTTCAGATGCAACGATCATACTTCGGAACTCAACAAGTGCTTAAGCGTTTGCCTGAAATTGAGAACATTGCAGCGTTCATTGTTCACGAAGGTGAAGACTTCCAAGTTGATTACAACGAAGATGGTGAGCTGATTGTTACTGAACACCACACGGACTTCATGAAGCTAGATAACCCCATTGTTGGTGCTTACGCCGTCATCACAAAGACAGACGGTACCAAGCAGTACGAGGTTATGACGAAGAAGCAAATCGACGCATCTTGGGGTCAATCACGTCAATTGAACGTACACAAGAAGTTTCCAGAAGAGATGGCTAAGAGAACGGTAATCAACCGTGCAGCGAAGAACATTATCAACACAACTGATGATGAGAGTGCGTTGGTATCTGCGATTAATGGCACTACCGCGAATGAATATGCTGAGGATCCACGTGATGTCACAGCAGAAGTTGTGGAGAAGCCAAAGGGTGCGTTTGCACGAATGGCTAAAAAAGAGGCTGTGAAGCCAATTGAGCAACATCACGAACAAGAACAAGTTGATGAGCCTGAGACGCGTACAGCAGAACCTGAAAAGGCTGTGGTAGAGCCTGAACGCGAAACTGAAGTTGTTATTCCTCAAGGACGATTGAGTGCAGCAAATACTGTTTCTGAAATCAAAGCTTGGTTGTCGTTCAATGGTGTTTCTTATCTTGCAACTGATACTAAGCCAGTGTTGCTTGCGAAAGTTCGAGATTATGAGTTGGAACAAGAGCGTGGTAATAGCGTTGATGAGGAATTTGACATGCCAGATGAAGAACCTGATTGGGCAGGAAGTCAACAGTCAGATGAACCGTTAGAGCCTGAACAAACGGGGTTTAGTCCTGAAGCTATGTATGGTGGAGGTGTTCGGTAATGGCTGAAGAATACGATTACTATGACCCACGTGATGCATTTGTTCATATGCACGCTTCAAACTTCAAAAACTTCTTGTTTTCTGGTGAAGCTGAAGCGCTTGCGCAAATGCGTGGCGAGTATGAAATCATTCCAAACAAGACAGCATTGTTAGTTGGAAACTACTTGCATTCATACTTTGAGTCACCAGAAGCACATCAACAATTCAAGGATGAACATCCTGAAATCATTTCGACCCGTGGTGCTTCGAAAGGTCAACTTAAGACCGAATACAAACTTGCACAAGCAATGATTGACCGTATTGAAGCTGACGACAGCATTATGGCATTGATCAATGAAGCTCCTGAAAAAGAATCTGTTATCGAAGGCTCGATTGATGGTGTTGAATGGCGTGGAAAGTTGGACGCAGTCAATTTTGAAGAAGGTTACTTCGTGGACTTTAAGACAGTTAAGTCATTGAAGGAATATCACGGGTTAATCGGTGGTGAGTGGTCTGAACATTACGGCGACTATGAGAATTTCTTTATTGGCCGTGGTTACCACATGCAAATGGCAGCATATCAAGAGATGTTGCGCCAAATGACTGGTAAGAACTTCGAAGTATATATCGTTGCGGTAAGCAAGGAAGACGAACCTATGGCTGACGTGTACCAGATTTCGCAAGATACCTTAGACGCGGGACTTGCTGAAATAAAGGTTCACCAGCCACGAATTGTACAGCTTATCAACGGTGAAGTTGAGCCGGACAATGCCAACACCTACAGTCGCCTGTATCGCACAAACTATCGCGTTGATCCAGAGCACGTAGTGACGTTGTAACGGAAAACGGACGTTGACCTAATCAACCGAACGGGGTGAGAAGCCCAGAAAGGAGCAGTCATGGGAAGTTTTGACATGACCGAAGATACAGCGGTTCGATTCGCTGAACTCATTGCAGCTAAATCCAATACGAAGTTTGATAAGCAAACGTTTTTAGAGAACTTCCGTAAGGGTGCTGCATCCAAAGCTGAAGATATTCCGGAAGTAAGTGGTGTGCTAGCAAAGAAGATTGCCAAGTTCAAGCGTGGTGAAACTCGTAAGTATTACCCAATGTCATTGTTCACGTCAGAAGACATCAAGCATTTTACCTTTGAGAAATGGAAAGCTAATACACCTGCTCGAAAGGCAGTTGGCGTATCGGCGTTTATGGCTAGTAAGCAATTGGCTCAACAAAATAGCAACTACGTGTTCGTTGGACCAGCTGGTACGGGTAAGACAGCACTAGCGGTGGCTGTAATGAACAAACTGGCTGATGTTAAGTCGATTATGTTCGTCAATCTGGTGGCATTGCGATCAACTATGTTGGCTTCAATTGATGATGAGCGAGCTAAGCAAGATTACAACTTGATTATCCGGGGCATGAAAGAAGTGGAACTACTGGTTATGGATGACTTTGGTAAGGAGTCCGGTGCCGGTGGTGCTACTGACAAGATGACTGAAATTCTGTATTCGATTGTGAATGCACGAATTGGCAAGTCAACGATTGTAACGACGAATGACAATCTAAGCCAACTTAGGAGCAAGTACGACGAGAGTTTGACAAGTCGGCTTATTCCAAAGGATGAGCAAAAGATTGTTTTGTTTAAAGATATTGATGATTATCGGGAGGCTTAACAATGCCGATTATTAAAAAAGGTAGCGCTGATAACTTCATGATGATGCAACGTCATCCACTGCAAAGATCAGATATGACAATGCGAGCAAAAGGATTATTAGCCTACCTAATGAGCTTGCCACACGATTGGGTGATTCACCGTACAGAGTTGGTATCACACTTCAAAGATGGCAAAGACGCAGTGTTTGCAGCGCTGAACGAACTAATTGCCTTGGGATACGTTGTTAGACAGCAAGGACGAGGAACAAAGGGTAAGTTTGCAGAAGTTAATTACACAGCTTCAGATGTATTGCTGAGTTTACCGCAAACGGATTTACCGGTAGCGGATAAACCGGTGACGGATTTACCGGTAACGGTGAACCCGCATCTACAAAGAAACACTATACAAAGTAACAGTAATACAAAGAAAGACAGTACAAATACTGGTGAACGTCGGACCGACGAGACAGACGATAACTATAGTAATAGCGTTGCAACAACTGCAACAGTCATCAATCGGTCAATCACTGATAACGACTTAGACTTCGCTTTTGGCCCAATTCAACGTCAGGAGCTGGTTGAGTACGTCACAGAAGATGGTATGGATGTTGATGTAGTTGCTGATGCTATCAAGTTAACCAAGGATAGCAATCAGTCGTCGTTCAAGTACACAGACGGTATTTTGAAGAATCGACTAGCGAAGCACTTGCTGACAATGAGTGCCGTGATTGATAACGAGAAGAAGCGTAACTACGCATCTGATAAGTACGGTGATAAACAGAAAAAGGAGATTTGGTAATGGGTGACAAGAAGTTCCGAGTCGTTGCCAACGTGTTTGGTGATCAACGATATTGGGGAAACTATTCGTTGAAGGCTGCCGGTAGCAAGTTAACCGAGTTAGCCAAGGCGTTTGAGTTGAGTGACAGCGATATTTGGCTAGAACAAGCCATCTAAATTGAATGAGTGTGCCGGTAACGGCGGGGATGGGTGGGCATGAAAGGAGAAATTATGTCAGTGAAGAACGTGGCTATCAAGACTGGATGGGAATTGGTAAAAGGAGAGCTTGAAAACCAAAAGACACATAAAAACCCAGAAATGCTGGAAGCAATCTCTGGGTTGATTGAAGTGCTCGGTGGATTATACGTTAAGGACAATGGCACCATCACTGATGATGGCTTCGCCGGAAACACTACCAACTATTCCATTAATATGAGTGGCTCCGCCGAGATTGTGAATATTGCCGTTCACGGTTCCGTTAATGGTTACGGCGCCACTAGGGTTGATGGTGATATTTCCGTTAACAATTCCATTAATGTCGGCGGAAGCTTGGTTATCAACTTGAACATCGCCGGAAATGATACCGGTGACGATTAAGTGATTGCCGGGCTCAACGACAATATCTCCGTCGTGAGTTTTAGTGATTGAAATATCCATGAGAATTCCTTTCTGGATGATAGTCGGTTTAATCCGACAAGTGAAATGTAACAAGTGTTAGCAATCAATCGGACAGACTGCTAACAAGAGAGAGTATAGCACAATAATGTAATGAGTTTAAGGAGGATATAAATGGACGCTTCGAACATGATTGCGAAGGCATTGAAAAAGGCAAACAAGTCTGTTTACTGGCTTGCGAGTGAAACGGGAATTGGAACAAGCACTTTGTATGCTGTGCTAAACAAGCAAAATCGTACGCTTGGTTTAGAGAAGATGGTGAAAGTGGCCATTGCGCTTGATATTGATTTGAACGAATTGAAGGAGATTTACGGTGAAAAATGAGGAACAAGCACATGCCGAATTAGCCAGGATTAGTTTGGCTGGTACTTCGGTTCAGGGGTCAGACGTTGAAGCTGACAACAGAGTACAAAGTGATCGATTCTTGTTGAATACGATTGAGAGTGAGCGCGAGGAACGCATGGAAGCTACCAGGGATACGATCAACACACTTACTACGCTTGGTAAAAATGATTTTGTCCTTTTGAAAGAGTTACGCAAGCATGAAATTGTTTTGAGCGTGGTTATCGGTGTGGAAATCGGTTTGCTAATTGTAATGATGTTAATCGTTTGGCAGACGTTGAATTGATGGAGGTGTGAGGACATGGGTAAGAAGACACCAAAATACATTGTGTTCAACAAGAACATGGGTGGCATGTTCCACAAGCCAGTTTCTGGTGGTGATGATTTGGAACGGCTGCGAACTTATTACAGCGGAGAAGCATATGAAATTGTTCGCACAGCTGATCTAGTTGAACGGGAGGAATGGTAATGCGCATTACAGTCTAGACGATGAATGAGTATGCACAAGGTCGCGGTTACACAAATTGGTACGAGTTCCGTGAAGATGTTGGCTATCAAGTAGCGCAAGACGCGTTGGAACAGATTAAGTTGGAGGATGAGTAATGGCACGAGAGTTGAAGTTCAGGGTTTGGACTATCGATGGAGAAAAAAATTACCAATTCATTGATGAAAAAATAGATCAATACACTGGCATCATTGATATGAATGGAAATGAAATTTGTGAAGGCGACATCGTACGTATGCACGTTATTATTTTGTCGCCTGATGACAAGATTGGTGTTGTTAAGTATTCGCCTAAATACGGTTATTCAATTCACTTCACGAGCGGGCGAATGGCACGACAAGAATATTGGGCAACCGGAGACAAGCACACGATTGAAGTGATTGGGAACGTTCACGAGAACCCTGAAATATTGGAGGTTGAGTAATGGCATTGCAACCTATTTTAGACATGACTGCAGGTAGCCGCATGATGTGGTTCGATAAAGACAATCCAAATGCCCTGTTTGCTGATAAGCGTCAAACGTTTGAAGAATTGTCCAGCGGACATGTGATTGATGTGGCACCAGATGTGATTGCTGACTGGACAGATGGATTGCCGTTTCCAGATGAATCGTTTCATCTGGTGGTATTCGATCCGCCACATTTAATTCATGCTGGCGCCAACAGTTGGCTTGCTAAAAAGTATGGTGTGCTTGATGAAGTGTCTTGGCCATTCATAATTCGAGATGGATTCGATGAAGCAATGCGAGTTTTGAAACCGTTTGGAACATTAGTTTTCAAATGGAACGATAGCCAAATCCCGTTGAATGAATTACTTAATGAGATACCGTACAAGCCGTTATTTGGACAGAAACGCGAAAAGACACATTGGTTAGTATTTATGAAAATGGAGGATGACTAATGGTAATTGCAGGAATTGAACCAGTTGGTTACACAAACGACAAGATGATGGGGCCTGGGGAAGAATCGAATACTAATATCGTGACTGGTGAGTTGTTATCGGTAGATTTGCCAACGGGTATACCGCTATTCACTGATGAGCAAGTTCGCGAGATTTTGGAACGTTACGACCAGTGGATTCAGTATGTTGGTAACGATGATGTAGATGGATTTATGGAAAGCGGTGAATAAGAATGGCAATTGATATTGATTTAGTGCTGGGGATGTTTACTGTCGGATTTCTGTTTGGCGTTGCATTTTGGCAGTTGATGACAGCAATGCAACAAGTGAAGCAGCACAAGCCGATTGATACTGAAACTTTGATGACATCTGCGGTTGCTAATGCAATTTATTGGGGACGCAGCCACTTGGGATATGACGCAATGAAGCTGCTACCTGCCGAGAAGATTGCAGAGCAGTGGTGGGAAAGTGGCAAGGCGAATAAATGAATGATCGATTAGTTATTCCAATGTCTGCCTTTCAGATTGCATGGCGTGAGAAGAAGCAAGCGCCGGTTAGATTATCACCTCTGACGTTGAACAAGTACGTCGATATCAGTGGTATGAACAGGGGTCGCATGATTCTTAACCGTCATAAGGCAATCATTCAAGCGAAGATTCGGCCAATCGTGTTGGAAGCCATCACTAATGGTGCCACAATCGAGTACCCTGCCGAATTTAAGTTCGAATGGTTCTTGAAGGATAGACGGACAGACTTGGACAACATAGCGTTCATGCACAAGTTCATTTTTGACGCATTTCAGGGCGTTTCAGTACAAGGCAATAAATTTATGCCGGGTGACGGTTTGAAACACGTGGTGGGGCTTACAGACGTTTTTGCGGGCATTGATAAAGAGAATGAGCGATTGGAAATCACTTGGCAGCATGTAGATAAGAAATGAGGGGTTAATTATGAATGACCCACGAGACACGCCTTGGTCGTCAGAAGATATCCGCAGACTTCTCATTCTCAACGACCAGGGGCTTAGAAAGCGCGACATGGTGTTTTACCTACTAAGAACAGAAAACGCCATACGCGCCAAACTGTGGCGAATTAGACGTGATGAAAAACGCAAACGTGAATTATTTGAAATGGACGGTGATGATCATGATACGAATGACACAAGCAGAGGCGGAGCGATACAAGGAACTTGATGGTGCTGATATGACGAATGTAAAGGTAGTTGGCCAACGTAAGAGTGTTACTAAGCCTCGCAAGAAGTATGACGTATTGAATGCTGAATCTCAGTACACCCTTAAGGGACTTGATACTGAAAAAATCGCAAAGATTGTTGGCAAGAGTGAAGCGGCGGTTCGCAGTGCGTTACGGGTTATTAATAATGGAACTGCTGAGACTGTGTTCATGGGTAAATACAGTGTTCAACGTCCGAGGGAAAAGTAATGTGGAATGTTTACTGGCTTAGTCCATACGGGAGTAGAGAACATATCGATACTGGCATTGATTATGATGCGTTGCTTCGTAAGTATGCTGGTGAAATGTTTGAGATTACGGAGGCTTGGTGATGGATATACCAGAACGGCTGCTTCGTAAATGGTTCATTATTCTGAGCAGCAAGCCGTTGTTCACTCTTGAAGAGCGAGACGGATACAAAATCAAAATGATTGCGAAAAACATGATGACCGTCTACGGACATGATTCGAACGGCACTGAAATTGGTGAATGGTTCTTTAAAAGCGAAGTGATTGAAGATGATCCTCACCAAAATACCGAAATTATTCAAGATGAAAGGGACGAGCAAGTTCAGTTGGACTTGTTTTAGATAAGGTACTGAAGATGTTTGATTTATATCACACACCACCAACGACAAAGATTGCCAAAGCACGAATTAAGGCAAATATTGCTCAAAACACAGCTTGGTATAAGTTGGGGTTGTCAGGATTGGCTGACTTATTGCGATTTGAACACGGTCTTAATGAGCCGGATGAGGCAATGCTGAAGAAGATGGCAGCGCTTTACGGTGAACGATACGAGAATTTGGTGGAGTGATTATGAGTGGTTTGAATTACAACTTTGCAAAAGAAGTACAGTCTGCGGTAGTTAGCAATCACAAGGCAACACTTGTTGATAAGACGCACGACATTATTTGGCAGCGAACAGTTCAGAAGCGTGAAGCGCATCCTGACTGGTCGGCACGGAAGTTAGCGTACGTTGTTCACACCAGCGTAGAGACGGTGCTAGAGATTGCACGGTATTACGGTTGGACGTTCAAAAAGGTTCGTGAGCCGTATGTTGTGGGATCTAAGAAAGCAAAATAAAAGCGCCAGACCGTTAAGCCCAGCGCAATGTTTTCGTAGCAGATTTCATTGTATCAGAAGAACGGGGGCGACGGAATGGCACTTTTAAGGGCGGTTAACGAACGCGCAACAGAAGATAATGTTCGAGATTTTTTTGAACGAGAATTTAAACATATCAAAGCACAAGCTCGGATGAGTTACGTTGATTTGAAGTCTCCGGTTATTACAGATATGCCGGGATCACCAAAAAATGGAAATTCTGTTGATGAGAAGCTTAGCAACCACACACGGGCACAGGTTTACATTGAATTGGTTAGACAAGCAATTAATGCAATGCCAGAACCAGAGAAGTTTTTCTTTAAATATCGCTATATTGACGATATGGAATGGATCGATATTTCTGAATTAATGAATATGACCCCAAGGATGGGGCAAAAGTATATTCAACGTGCGTTTCGCTATTTTGCGGATGCGTTCGTTGATACTTACGATTTCCACGTATACCGCAGTGTTGATGAGGATTGATTTAGTTCGCATATCGTTCGTATGAGCTTCGTTTTGAAGTCGCACATGGTTCGTGCTTTCCGTTGTATTATGTTAGGGTCGAAAGATTTGGAGATGTGGTCCTTCAATCAAGTAGACGCCAAGGCTAAAGTCATATGGATTAACTCCTTAATTCAAAATTGGCAGCGACAACAGTATCCAAGCTGTTCGTTATGGCACTCGTTGGGTGTCGGTCGGGTCGGTTCCGACAGTCGCTATTGCCGTTAGTTCGGCTAGTAAATGTGTGTTATATAGCATGTGTGGCGGAATAGGTAGACGCTAATGAAGTTATAAGACAAAGGTGTTGGAAAAGGTGCTGGTATGACGAAGCCTAAGTTAACCCGATAGAGCACACACCTACAACACAAGGAATAACCCAACTTTAAGCCAATGTAATTAGTCGCGAACTAATTGAAAAGACAAAGGTAGCTTCTAATTCTTGTGGTGTTATGTCAGGTGCAAATCCTGACCACATGCATACATATCAATAAGCATAAGGATATGCTTTCTCGAATCTAATAATCGTGCCGTGATCCCTGATATGTGGATGCACGGTTTTTATTTGCAACTTTGGAGGTTTCGATATGGGTTATGCAGCTGTTGAAAATCATTATGGGGATAATTACGTAGCCCGTGTTGATAGTGAACAAGATGTTGAAGACATCGAGGCAACCTGTGAAGTGTGCTTCGATTCCGACTGGGTGATTGGTGTATACGACACCATGGAAGAAGCGCAACAACATATCAACGATTCATTATTTGATTAAATCAGTTATTAAGTAATCCTTAATAGCTGGCTTTTGTTTTGGAGTAAATATCATGGGTAATCCAAGTTATAGAAGTGTCGAGGCTCAAATTATCGGGGCAATCGACAAAGCTGATAAGCGTAAGCAGCAACCAAAGAAAGTAGTAAAGAAGGATAAGTCACCAAAACCAATTCGCACTCAGGTAGTTCACTATTAGTGCCGCTCGGTAGCGGTGTGAGAGGTGGTGAAGAGAGTGGCCGACAAATGGGTAGAGGCGGAGCAAGACTACCTGGCTGGTATGAAGTACAAGGATATTGCAGCCAAGTATGATGTTGCGCTAAGCACAGTTAAGAGCTGGAAACAGCGTTACGGTTGGTCGCGAAATAAGGATGCGCCACCTAAAAAAAGTACGCGTACAAAATCAAAAAGTACGCGTACAAAAAATATTGTTGAAGAAGCGATTCAAGCACAAGATGATTTTGGACTGAATGAAATGCAAAAAGCCTTTGCAGAGGCATATATCGAGTCTGGCAATGGAACAAATGCGGCTGATTTAGCTGGCTACGAACATCCATCTCAGGCAGCCAGCAGGCTGTTAAGAAATGTTAAGGTTCGCAGATATATCAACGACAGAATGTACCAAGTGCGTTCCATGAGTATTATGACGGCTGATGAGGCGTTGAAAGAGCTATCAGCGATTGCGTTAGGGCTAGTTGATGAGACTGTTGTTGTCGCTACGCCAATTGGTGCTGAGACGGTTACTAAACCGATTGATCAACGAACACGCATGACAGCGATTAAAGAATTGTTGAAGCGTTATCCAGGTAATGACGCGCTACTTGATGCGCAGGTTAGACGCGCACAGGCAGAGGCGACAATATCAGAAGCTAAGGCGGCAGCAATTCAAACGACTGGTGCTGAACAAGAGCGTCAAGATGAACAAATTGATCGCTTGCTTGCTGGTATCAACATAATCGCACAAGAAGAACTGAGAAAGGTGGATTAAGACAATGGCTGATACGGTTAAGAACCCAATGTTTCTGACTAAGAAGCAAATTCAAACAATTGGCTTTCTTGCCAGGGACGATTGGAACATGATGATTAATCATGGCGGTGTCCGTGCTGGTAAGACCTTCATTGATAATCTTATGTTTTTGTATGAGATTGAGCGTGTTCGTAAGCTGGCTAATGCGCAAGGTATTGGTACGCCGATGTACATCATGTCAGGTGCAACTGCGAAGACGATTGAAAACAATATCATCCAACCACTGGGTGAAGTGTTTGGCATCTATCCAACTGCTGATAAGTACAACAACCTATATATCCGGGGCGTGAAGATTGTTCTTGCATATCATGGGTCAATCAGTGGTTTGCAGTCTATTCGTGGTATGACGGCCTATGGCGCTTATATCAACGAGGCTTCATTAGCTAATCCGGAAGTGTTTTCCGAAATTCTTAAGCGTATTTCTGCTATTGATACGGCGCGGGTTCTAGTCGATACCAACCCGGACATTCCGTCACATTGGTTGAAGACTGATTATATTGATAAGGCTATTAATTCGGATAGCTTGCGATATACGCCAGCTGAAAAGAAGCGCAGCCACATCATTCAGAATCAGTTCATTTTGGACGACAATACGTCACTAAGTAAGAAGTCCCGCGAAAATATCAAGGCACTGACACCTAGTGGAATGCTATACGATCGTGCAATCTATGGGCGCTGGGTTTCTGGTGAAGGTGCCGTGTATGCCGACTTTGACGAAGAGAAGCACTTTATCAATAAAGAAGACCTACCAGAAATGGACCGATATATTGCCGGTGTTGACTGGGGATATGAACACACTGGTGTTATTCAAGTGTGGGGCGTTAAGGGTGAAGATTATTACTTAATCAAAGAACGTGCAAAGCGACACCGAGATATTGATTACTGGGTTGAGGTTGCTAAGCAAGAAGTAATCGACAAATACGGAGATATTCCATTCTGGGCTGACCCTGCTCGTCCTGAACACGTTGCCAGGTTTGTCACCGAAGATATTGACGCGCGAAACGCTGATAAGCGCATTCTTAAGGGGATTGAAGACGTAGCAAAGCTAATCAAGACAAACAGGATCCATATTGTCCGTGAAGATGCACCAGAGTTTGAACAAGAGATTTTCGCCTATGTTTGGGATGAAAAGAAGGGTGTGCCTGTTAAAGACAAGGACCACTCAATGGATACAATGCGATATGTCATCCACAATGACTTATCAACGGACAATGAGATTACTGTATTGGAGGGTATTTTCTAATGGCGTTTAGATTTAATAGCGACAGATTATCGTCTGATGATAATAATGTCTTCTACTTCGACCAGGGCGTCGGAGATGAAATGCTGGCTCCTGATGAATTGAGCCAACTGTTAAGCAAGCACAACCGTGCAATGCATAATTGGTTCAACAAGCTTATGAAGTATTACTTGGGTAAGCATTCAATCTTAGAGAAGATGGCAAAAGCACCGGGTAAGCCTGATAACCGTTTGATTGTTAATTTCGCCAAGGAATTGGTTGATACAGAAGTCGGTTACTTCGCCGGTACACCCGTTAAGTTCGATTACGACGACAACGGCAACCCCAATGATGAGCTTGATCAAGCAATCAACAAGTTTGTTGATATTAATGATTTGACTGACATTGTTGCTGAATTGGCAAAGCAAGTTGATATCTTCGGCCGTTCGTACGTTCTTGTTTACCAAAACGAGGAGAAAGAGACGCGTGTCGCACCAGTTGACCCGCGTAACGGCTTTATTGTGTATGACAGCTCAATTGAGAAGCATCCAGTGTTTGGTATCTACTACACACAAAAGCAACGTAACGGTGAATTATCAGGCACGTTGTACACCAAGACGAATGCGTATTCATTCACTGGTACGCCCGGTGCTGAAATGATCATTTCGGAAGAAGTGATGGATAACCAATTTATGAATGTGCCAATGGTTGAGTTCTACGCGTCAACGGAGCGTCAGGGACTGTTTGAGCAAGTTATGAGCTTGATTGATGCGGTTGAAGTTGCCTTGAGTAACAAAGGGAATGACATTGATTATTTCTCAAACACCATCATGAAGGTGATTAACGCCAAGCTTAAGCCTGAAACCATCAAAGACATGATTGATAAGCGCGTTATTAACGTTGCGTCAGTAGACACTGAACGTGATGTGACGATTGACTTTATGAACAAGCCAGACGCCGACGGTATCCAAGAAAACTTTTTGGACCGTGTTATCGACATGATTTACAACAAGTCAAACATTGCTAACTTCAATGATGATGTGTTTGGTAATGCGTCGGGTACTTCACTTGAATTCAAGCTGCAGTCAATGAGTACGGCAGCTAACATGAAGGAGCGCAAGTTCAAAATGTCATTGCGCCAAATGTGGCGCTTGGCATTCACGATTGGGGCAACATTGCCGCTTGATACTGGTGATAAGGACTATGCAAACAACGTCAAAATGACGTTCAAACGAACTGTGCCACACAACGTGCAAGACGAAGCCAACACAGCCAAGGTAATGCTTGACGCTGGTGTTGACCGTAAGACCGCGTTGTCAGAGATTTCAACGATTGAAGACCCTGATGCAGTTATCAAGGCCAAGGAACAAGAGCAAAAGGACGCTGCTAAGAGCATGATGGGCTCACTCAGTGATGAGACGGATGCCGATTTTGATAAGCAAGAGGCTAAGTAATGCAACTATCACAGGAAAAGCAACACATGCTTGCCACAATGAAGCATGACTACGACATCAACGTGAAGCTTGATAAGAAAGCTGATCAACATACTGACAAGATGAGCGCGGAATTGAGCGCTTTTTTTGTTGCTCACAGTGCTGATGACCACATTGATAGCGGAATACTAACCAAGGCACCAAATGCTGCTGATATTAACCGTTTGAAGAAGTTGGCAGAACAATTACCCAGAACGTCTGAAATCAACGCCAAGAAGCGCAAAATGGCTTTTCTTACTATGGGGGTTTCAGACATGGAAATGTATGTTCAGTCATTGCTGGGTTTACTGATATTACCGTTCGCAATTGATTCATACAGGTTATTTGACTCAACGCTTAACGATGAGTTCAAAGACGAGTATCAGCGACAAGCAAAGGACACGGGCATTAAGTCCACGTTGCCTGATAGTAAAGTTCAGGAATTGTCCCACGCTTCTTTCGACAAGAAAACGCCCTCACAAGCCTACTGGACGTCGTTTGATAAGACCCTTGCTAGTTTATCGATTGAGATTAGCAAAGCTATCCAGCAAGGAGTGAGCGCTAAGCAATGGGCGATTATTACTGGAGGAATGTAGTATGGCTGACAATGATTACGAAAACTACAGTGATGATGATTATCTGGCCGAATTGAAAGACTATGTTGACGCGGCTAAGAAAGAGAAAGAGCAAGACGAAGCAGAGCGACGTAAGCAACTAGCCGAAATGGTTGGTGGTTATATGGGCTTGTGGTGGTATTTACGCTCATTCAGTGCTTCTGCTGCCCGTAATATCCGAACGTATGCAGCAATTGCTGACCGTGAAGCTAAGGTGACTGCTTGGAAGTCCGCGGCTGCCCGTGATAAAGGATTTTCACAATATCGTGACTTGCCTGGTAGAAAAGACCAGCAAGTGATGATCATCAATGAATTTGGTGCGTGCCAGTATTGCTTGCCGTATGTTGGCAAGACGTATTCGCTTGGGGATGCACAGACGTTGGTTCCATTCCATCCAAACTGCCGTTGCACATTGGTTCGTGTGGAAGATGATTCTAAACCAGACCTTTCTTTTTTTGGTGGCATACTGGCTGGAACTCAAATCGGCAATGATGATAATTCTGATGATGATTATGAAAACATTGATCAAGAGCCAGAAGAACCAATAGAAATTAAATCGTTGAAAGATGTCCCTGAAGAGTGGTTTGCGCTTCGAGGAATTAAGGCAGTTGACGGTACAGTCATTAAGCAAGTTAATTTTCATGCTATTCAACGGGCGTATGAGCGTGTTATTACAGTAGAAGATTTCAAAAAGACACTAGTGTCAGACAACACCTTAATCACGGAAGCGCCCGGCGATGATGTGTTTTGGTATAATGGTGACAACGACGTGCTTCTGGTTGTAAATAAAAAAGAAGGGAAAATTATTACGGTGTATCATGTTGACGAAGTCGAATAAAATAGTTCAGTTTGAACTGCCTAACAATGATGTAGATTTCATTAAAAATAGTGCCTCTGAGTATTTGCTAAAAGCCACTAAAATTGAACGCGGTAATGATGTTACCCGGTTTGAATTTAGGGCTAATGATTATTTAGAACTAAAGAAGTTTTTGTCTATTGCTGGGTACAAGCAATCTGACGGTAGTTGGGATTACGATAACCCTGATTGGGATATTGTTAATCGATATGAAGATTTGATTGATGATTTGTACAACCAAGTCATGAAGAATAAATAATTGTTAATAAGCGCTTAGCTAGAAATGGCTAGGCGCTTTTATTGTGCCCAAAACGTGCTGATTGGCCTTAAAAGCTGCAAGGAAATGATAGTCGACGGACTGTAAACGGAGGTATGTAACATGGCTGATGAACCTATTGGCGCACAAGGCGCTAACGGAAACGAAAACGGCAACGAAAACGGCAACGGCGGTCAAGAGGGTGGTGTGCAATTCACACCAGAACAACAAGCGCACATTGATGCATTACTAGCTGAGAGAGTATCGCGCGCTAACAAGACCAATGAAGCAAAGTTCGCTAAGGACCTTGCTGATGCTCGTGCTAAGTGGGAAGCAGACCAAGAGGAAGCCACAAAGGTAGCCAAAATGTCTGACGACCAACGCAAGGAGCACGAAGCTCAAAAGGCAAGTGAAGAATTGTTAGCAGCTCAAAAGCGCGCTGATGATTTGCAAGCCCAACTTAATCACACAAACATGGTGTCTGAAGCAAGTAAGATGCTTGCTGATAAGGGCATGGTTGCTGATGAGGATACTTTAGCGTTCGTTGTACGTGATACGGCTGATGAAACGACTGCGGCAGTGGCAGCATTCGCTAAGTTGGTTGATGAAAAGGTTGAAGCAAAGCGCCAAGAGTCATTGCGTGGGACTACGCCACGTAATCCAGGCGCTTCTACTTCAATTAGTAAGTCTCGCGGACAGTTGGCAGCCGAACGCGCTAATAGCACATCATCAAACCATGTTGCTGACAGCTTCTTTGGCATTAAATAATTAGGAGGATGTACGAATGAAGTACACGACGACAAAGGTTGATCAACTAAATTGGTTGGCCTCATCACGTTTCCAAGCATTCACTGAAGCGGCTGACGCTGAATATGAGTCAGGAGCCGTATTCATGAAGAATGGTGCAGTTGCCGGGTTGGTAGTTAATCATGTTGTTGGTTCGACTGATGACCCAATGCCCGCATCCGTAATGGTTGAGGGATATGTTTTGCCTGACCGTCTACCAGTAGCGTTGACTGACGCTCAAAAGACGGCGTTGAAGGCAATCGGTATTAAGTTCCGCGGTGAAGCTCCAGCACCATCTACTGCGGGTGGTTCAGGAACCACTACTAACTAAGAAGGAGAAATAAAAAATGGCAACAGATATTTTGGATTTGTTCCCACACCAAGACGTGTTGGACTACACCAAGACGGTTCAAACACCAAACCTATTGGGTGCTGAATTGTTCCCAGCACGTAAGGTGCAATCAAACGACATCAAGGTATTGACGTCAGGTACTACTGTGCCAGTTATCGCTCATGTTCATGCTTTCGATACGGAAGCAGAAATTGGCGACCGTACTGCACAAGTATCAGAGACTGAACCATTCTTCATCAAGAAGAAGATGATTCTTAAGGAAGATGATTTGGTTAAGTTGCGTACGCCACGTACGCCGGAAGAGCAAAGCTACATCATGAACACTGTTTATGATGATTTGGGAAACACTGTTCGTTCAATTGATGCCGCAACTGAATTGATGCGTATGCAAGCGTTGTTCGCTGGTGTAATTACAGTTAAGGACCAAAACGGCGGTTCTTATAAGGTGGATTACGGTATCGACAAGTCTCAGAAGGGAACGGCAGATTTCGCAGACGATAGTAAGGATCCAATCGAGCAAATTTTGGAATGGTCTCAATCAGTTTCAGTTACCCCAACACGCGCAATCATGTCTCAAAAGGCATTGTACGCGTTGCGAAAGAACAAGAACGTTGTTGCCAACATCTTTGGTTCTAACAATGGTCGCACGGTTATGCAATCAGACTTGGACGCCTTTATGCAAAATAATGGGTTGCCAATTTTGCGCGCTTACACTGGCAAGTATGCTGATGTAGACACCAAGGGTAAGAAGACGGTAAAGAACTACGTTGACGACAATCAATTTGCAATGTTTGCGGATGGTATTGTTGGTGAGACTGTTTACGGTTTGACACCTGAAGAATCTCGTGCAGTTGCATCGGGTGATGTTGAATCATCACAAATCGGTAACATGTTTGCTGACCGTTACGAAGAGACGCACGACCCTATCCGTTCTGTCATCAAGGTTTCAACAATGGTTGTTCCTACGTTGGCACAAGCAGGTAACATCTTCCAAGCAACTGTTTTGTAAGGGGGTGACTTAAATGGATATTGTCACTGATAAGAATACTGTTACCGAAATTAAGTCTTGGCTTGATTCACACGGTATTGAGTATCCATCAAATGCACAAAAGGCCGACTTGTTGAAGTTGGTTCCTGGTGAGTCACAAGATGATATTCATCAAGCTGAGAGTGAAGCGACGATTGTCGGACAAAGTGAGGCTACATCTTCTGTAGCTGATTCAGCTTCATCCGCTTCAGATTCGTCATCAATGGCTTCATCAAGTGCAGCGGTTGATGTGCAACCTGCTCAACCAGATTCATCATCATCAGCTGTTCAACCAGAAGCGCCGGTAGAGACTGCGCCAGTTGACCCGCAACGGGTCACGCCAGAAGTACCAGTTACGCCGACTGAACCGGAGGCATCAGCTGCTTCAGACGACTGGGCAAGTATCTTCATGCCAAAACCAGTAGAGACTGCGCCGGTACCTGAAACACGCCCAGAGAACACATACACGGTACAAGACGGCGACACGCTGGCATCTATTGCTAATAGCTTCTACATGAGCGTTGGAAATTTGAAGCGCCTCAATGGGCTTACGTCTAATGTGTTGTTTGTTGGACGAGTATTGACAATTAAGTAGGTGCTGATATGGCAGACGTAGCAAAAGTAGTTACAAGAATTAAGATGTTAGCGCCACAATTAGCGTCTGTTCCTGCTAACACGCTAGAGGTATTGGCAGCGGATGCGATTACGGTCGCTACGCAGGACGGATTCAAGGACCCCAAGCTAGAAATGGCTGCCGGTTACTTGGGTGCTCACTATGCAAGCGTTGTGAACAATCAGAACAGCAACGTTAAGAAGCAAACCTTGTCTGTAATGTCTATCGAATACAAGGATACCGGCGGAATGAGTGATTATTTGCGTCAGTATCAAGATTTGTTGGACAGTTTGCAAGGTGGAGCTAATGTTGCTGTATTCATCTAGGTGATCATCATGGAAATAACATTTGACACGTCTGTTGAATCTAATTTCGATTTAGATGAAATGATTGCACGATTAGAAGCCGTTGACGGGCGAGAAGCTGAAGCGGGTATATTTGGTGGCTTCGCTGCTAAAAAAGCAATGTGGAATGAATACGGGACAATTCGGGGTATTCCAGCCCGCCCATTCCTACGTAATACTCAATATGAGAATGAACGTAAGTGGGCGAATGATGTCGGTGGTGACGTTCTGAAGGTATTTACTGGAAATCTCTCAACAACCGCCTTGATGTCACAACTCGGCAGCAAAATGGCTGATGATATTCAAAAGACTATTCGTGCCGGTAATTTCGCACCGCTTGCACCAGCTACGGTGTCACGTAAGGGTTCTAGTCAGCCGTTGATTGATACCGGAGATATGATCGGCGCAGTCACACACAAGGAGAGTTAGTAATATGGCTTTTTATCTTGATATGAGCTCGCTTATTCAAATGTTTGGAACGAATTTAACAGTGCACCCACAAGCAACTGGCGAGTGGATAGACGGTCAGTGGGAAGCAACTGATAGTGATGCAATTAGTTTGTATGAACCATTCCTGACTTTCTCAATTACAAGTTCTATTCTTGCTGGTCAGCTAATTAGTACCGAACAGGGTGATGATGCTGAAGAAACGGTGGCATGGTTTTCGGAGCATGACTTTCCTGAAGGAACGTTAGTAGAACACAATGATGTGAGGTATCGAGTGACAGGTAAGCAGTCATACAAGGACTACTCAAATGTCATCCAATACGAATTGAAGACTGAGGAGGCGTTGAATGGCAATACAGACGTATGATTATTCGGTGCTGTACAAGGTATTCAGCACAATCATTAAGGACACGCAGGGACTGACCATGATTGAACTAGGCGGTGCTGGAGAAATTCCGGCAGCGCCTTTTGTTGTATTCGACATTATTAGTCCTCGTATCGACATCTATGAACACTACGACGTTACTGAACGTGTTCCCTTTGAAGCGGTGGTTAGTTTTACTCACTACGCTTTGAAAAAATTAGAAGCTCTCAATTTGTCGGAAAACTTACGTAATCAGTTCGTGACTGATGCATCATTAACTCAGTTACGACAAGCTGATATCGTGATTGCGGAAGTTATGCCGACAAATATTCGTTCGATTCAAAATTCGACGGCTGACAAGTTCATGGTCGGCTTTGATATGCGCTTGCGGTTACGGGATCCATTCGTTGACGAACAGATGCCGCAAATCGACAGCGTTGATGTACAAGAAAAATAGGAGAAATAAGTAATGGCGAATGATTTGCTAGACGTACACGTTATTTTGGACGTGGCGTCACCAGCACAACCAGTAAATCTTGGTAACTTGGCCATCTTTATCGTACAAACTGGTACGAATGAAGTGATTGCTGATACGACTGTATCAACGTTCCAAGAGATTACTGATCGTGGTTTAACTTTGGGCGCCGAAGCAACGCAAATTGCTAAGGGATTCTTTGCACAAGAAGCACACGGACAAACATTGTTTATCTATGGTGTGCCTAATTCAACTGATGGTTCAGCAACTACTAAGAAGCTTGAAACGGCTCTGGGTGATGGCTGGGAGTTCGGTGCTATTGTGCCTTCAACGCAAAATGACATTGTTGCAATGTCTAACGCGATTGAGGCATATGGTCGTAAGTTCCTGGTTGTATCAGGAACTGGCTTTGACGGTGCACCAGCTGGTGCAATTACCGCATTGGAAGCTGTCAAGAATGCACCGTTCTACGGTAATGCTCGCACGTTTATGATTGGTGGTGTTGACGCTGAACAAAGCTACAATATCGGAGCCTTCGTCGGGGCGGTTGGTAACAAGACGCCAGGTTCTGCAACTTGGAAGTTTAAGTCATTGACTGGTTCAACGGCGATTAAGGCTAATGCTTCTGTAGTTTCTATTGCGACTAAGAACAACGTCAACTTGTATGTTGTTAAGGCAGGCAAGGACCAAACATCAGAAGGTTTGACGCTGGGCGGAGATTATATCGACGCATTGCTTGGTGATGATTGGGTACGAGCAACTTTGGAAACGAATATCCAAAACTTGTTGCAATCAGTGGATAAGTTGTCATACGACATGACTGGTATCGCTCAACTTGAAGCTGCAGTTACAACGGTACTTCGTCAAGCAACTGATAACGGCATTATCTTGGTTAACCCTGAGACTGGTGCCGGTCAATTCACAGTCACTGCTCAAACGCGTGATCAACAAGCTGCAGCGGATATCTCGTCACGTAAGTACAATGGATTGTCATTCACTTACACGCGTGCTGGTGCTATCCATGACGTTACAATTCACGGAACTATTGGCGATATTTAAGGGGTGATATAGATGGCTGAAGATATGAAGGCTTATGACGCCAAGTCGGTCACGTTGACCGTCGACGGCAAGGTCATTATTGGGTTCCAAGACGGTGATATGATTTCATACACCAACAAGGAAGATATGATTACAACTGAAGTTGATGCGCAAGGGTTCGCCTCATTCGCGGTTAACAACTCACGATTGGGTCAAATTACGATTAACTTGTCAGGTAATTCTGCTTCTCACAAGTATTTGAATAGCTTGGCAAATTCTCACAAGCAATTCCCAGTCGTAATCTTGTCAGATACTGAAAAGATTTCTGCTACGCGTGCGTTTATCGCGAAGCCAGCTGACGGTGCTTATGGTAAACAAACGCCTAAGCGCACTTACACAATCGAAACATTGGATATGGCTATTGAAGTTCGATAAGTAATCGAATTTTGATAGCTTTTTTTGATGGCACAGGTTCGACTCCTGTGTCATTACTAGTGGCAATTGGCCACAAATTACTAAGGGCCGGTGCCCGTCTATATTTGGAGGATATTAACATGTCAGAAGAAGTAAAGAGCCAACAAGTTGAAGCAAAGCCAGAGAACAAGTTTGGTAAGCAAAAGACGGTGGTAATCACGGATAAGAACGGTAAGGACTGGACGTACAAGTTGCAATACCCAGGAATGCGTGCAGCGATGGAAATCTTGGACAACTCACGCATGCCTAATGGTTTGATTGCACGTTCTGTATTTGCTGACCAATTGTTGGAGCAAGTTGTTGTTGAACCAGCTGGTTTGGATGTTGATTCATTCGACGAGCGCCCAGGACTATCACAATTGATTGACGAGGCAGACTTGTTTCTTGGTGAGTTTGACGACTAATCACTATCCAAGTGAATACTTTACTAACAAGGATGTTGAAGATAATTGGATATATGAATGGCCGGTAATTGCAGGTGTTGCATCACGAGAAGAAATTGATCATGCAACTTTGAAAGAGCTGCAATATCTGAATGCGCTAGCCGATAAGAAACAAGCTTATGTGAGCGGTCCTTTTGGTTTGGGTGGTGAAGAGTAATGGCGGAATATTCAACGACAATCAAAACGGAGATGAACGTCTCAGGTCTTGATGATTTGAAAAAAGCCAGTGCTGCCATACGAGAGCTGAAAGAAGCTGCTCAAGGTTTGTCTGGCTTTTCTGGCAAGGTGTCTGGTAACTCATTTAATGGTTATTCAGATGGTGCTAAGCGTGCAACTGATTCATTAGAGAAGCTGCGCGCTATGAGTGAAAAAACAGAAGCGGCAATGAAGACGTCGACTTCTGGCGGTAGTCAATTTAAGGGACAGATTGATGACATTAATCGGGCAACCGAGTCATATAAGAAACTTGAATCGGCTGCCAAAAGCGCAGCCAATGCGCAAAAACAGTCTGCTTCGAGTGGCGCACAAGCTGCACAGAAACAAGCTGCTGAAATGAGTAAAACCGGTCAAAAGCTGAAAGACTCATTCAAAGAAGCAACTGCCATGTTCTCAATCGGTATGTTGGGCGCAACTGCCGTTATGGGGCTTGCTGACGGCGTGAAGGGTATGGTCAATGGTGGCTGGGAGACGTTGCAAGATAGGCAACGCGGACAAGCTATGTGGGCGACTTCTATTCAAGATGCACACGGTACTTCAGGTAAAGCCTTAACTTCCGCGTCTGCCAAGGCAAATGACCAGATTTTGATGACGGCATTGCAAGCTGGAAATAGTTTTAGCGAAGCGAACGGTTTTGCTAAGCAAATTTATTCATCAGATGCTGGTGTGTATTCAGGTAACGTTAATAAGACCACCCACATGTTGAAGGGTATTTTCAATATTCAAGATGCCAATGCGTTAAGTGATCGTGAAATGGAGCAATTCAAGACAGCGGTCGGTAACGTTGGTGATATGGGTAAGATGAGTGGAACTATTGCCAAGAGTTTTAATTTGTTGGATGGTAAAATCACTCGTCGTATCCGGGCTGAATACAAGAAAGAAACAGGGCATGAACTAGGGCTTAATAAAACTGGTACCGGGTATGACTGGGGTGCTGTAAGTGCGGAAACTGCTTATCGTGGTATCGATAACTATGGTAATTCGGGTGGTATTGCAAAAGCATCAGAGCGCTTTAATTCAACATTACCTGGTGTGCTTAGGTCTGTTAAAGAGGGTTCTAAGGACTTTGTTTCTCAAGTCATGAAAACCTTTGGTACAGAAGTTGCCAAGGGCGGTGGCTTTTCAGATATGTTGGGAAATGTTTCAAAGGCATTTACCAGTAAGGGATTGTTAAGCAATGCCGATAAATTTGCCGCGAAGCTTTCTGGAGTTGCTAATGCGTTAGGTACGGGCATTAAAGAGATTGCGCCCTATGCTAAAGCCTTTGGTGGCGGTACGTTGAGCGGTGTCAAAGATACCTTTGCGGTAATCAAAAAGGGTATTGATGAGATTAAGAGCGTCGGTTTAAGCATTGGTAAGATGTTGCCAGAAGGGTCGCAGAAGAAGCTCTCAGACGCTATTGGTACAATTGGCCGCTTTGTAGGTGTTGCGCTAACAGCGGGTGCTGCGTTTAAGGTGCTCAAAGGTGGCGCAGGACTGATTGGTGATAGTATCAAGGGCCTTTCTAGCATAATTCCTGGATTATCAAAGGCGCGCAGTTCTAGCGATAGCGTATTTAGCAAAGCTACGAGCGTGTTTAGCAGTGCTGTTGGTCGGTTTACTGGTACCAGTGGAATGAATGGTGCTGGTGGCGTAGGCGGTGCCTCAGCAAACGGTGCTGGACAATTTAATACACGTTCAGAACGCTTGGCAGCTCAAGCTGAAGCAAAAGCGGCTGGCGGGCTGTTTTCTCGCTTGAGCCTAAAGGGCGCATCACTACAAGGATTGACCGCAGCTGGTGAGGCCGGACGATTAGCTCGTAATACAGGTTTCTTTAAGTCAACAGCTGGAAAGTTGCTATCTGGTATCGGTTCAGCTGGAACCACAGTACAGGCTACGAAGTTTGGCGGAGCACTAGCTACAGCAACTAAAGGACTTTCATCAGTTGGTAAGTTCTTAGGCAAGGGTATGCCTTTGATGAACGGTTTGTTTGCTGGCGTTGATGTTATGACAACAATGGCAAGCACAAAGACCGGATCGTTAGCCCGTCACAAGGGTGTTGGTCAAGGTGTTGGAACTGGTATCGGTGCGACTGTTGGTGGAGCATTGGGTTCATTCTTAGGCCCTCTTGGTACGATTGGTGGTTCAATGGCCGGTGGCTGGCTCGGTGGTAAGGCTGGATCATGGATAGGTTCTAGGTTCGGTGGAACTAAGGAGCCGGAGTCAAAGGCAACCAAAGCCCAAAAGAAGGCTAGTGCGATTGCTAAAGCTCAAGCAGCTGCCCAAGCTACGAAGGAGAAGCAAGATTTTGCTTCAAATATGCAGCAATACGGCTATGACAAGATGAATGCCAATGAATTGTACTCACAAATCTCTAAGGGCAGCAAGTCGAAGTCCAAGTCAAAGCAACTTTCAGCAATGCGAATGCAAGAAGCAATCGAAAACGGTGACGCCGACGGTATTCGCAAGTATCAAGCTCAACTTAATAAGCAAAATGGCATTAAGAAGGGTGACGAAGACGCAACTGGCCGTGAAACTAAGAAGTTAAACGACAAGCGTTGGAAGGATGCACGCAAGAAAAACGTCAAGCTGGACAAGGATAATTGGCGAAATCAAAACGTTTCGAAGACTAAGAAGTCAAGCGGTAAGAGCAAGGCTCAAAAGGACATGGACGCCGATTACAAGGCAGTCCAAAAGCACCAGCGCCAAATGGCTAAGGTTGCTGCACAGACTGAAAAGGCTTCAAAGAAGTCAAACAGTGCTAAAAAGAAGTCTTCCAACGGTTCAAAGGCTTCAAGCAGGGCTGCTAAGAAGTCTACAAATGACTTGAAGAAACAATCAAAGGCATTCAATAAGGCATTGGACGGTGTTGGTAAGAATTCTAAGGCGGACAAGAATGCCAAGAAGTCACTTGATAAAGTGAATTCGACGGCGAAGTCGGGCATGAATAAGGCCAACAAGACAGTTAAGTCCGGCTCAAAGAAGATTCAGAACTCGGGTAAGGATGCTTTCAAGTTCAAGACGAGTAAGTCAGGTTTCAACAAATTGAATTCTGATGCCAAGTCTGGAACTAACAAGGTCAACAAGACCATCAAGTCCGGTTCTAAGAAAATCCAGAACTCTGGCAAGAATATGTTCAAGTTTAAGAGTTCTGCGTCAGGCTTTAACAAGCTTAACTCACAAGCCAAGTCTGGCATGAACAAGGTAAATTCAACCGTGAAGTCTGGATCTAGGAAGATTCAAAATTCAGAAAAGAATGCCTTTAAGTTCAAGGGTGCTGAGTCAGGATTTAATTCTCTGAATTCACAAGCCAAGTCTGGAATGAACCGTGTAAACAGCACGATTAAGTCAGGTGCAAGCAAGTGGAGTTCAACGATTAAGTCAGGTATCTCAAAGGCCGCTTCTTCATTCTCTAGTCAAATGAGCAAGATGGTATCAACGGCGTCTTCAAAGGCGTCAGCTATTTCATCATCATTGGCTAAGATTGGTACGGCTGCTGCTTCTGCTGCTTCAAAGGTCAAAACGCTTCAATCGGCAATTAATTCTTTGAAGTCTAAGACTGTTACCATTACAGCTAACGTCAAGGGTAAGGGTGCTAACAAGCTGGCAACTGGTACTCCAGGGGCTAAGCGTGCGTTCTCACAAGCCTTTGTCCCACATTATGCAAATGGAACTACTGCCGGGGGACACCGTGGTGGTATGGCGCTTGTTAATGACGCTGGCGGTTCAAACTGGCGTGAAGCGTTCATGTTGCCAAACGGTTTGATGGGCTTATTCCCAAACCAGCGCAATTTGAACACGGTTTTGCCAGCTGGTACGCAAGTCCTAGATGGTAATTCGACTAAGAAGCTGTTCCCACGATATGCCAATGGTACTGATGGTGCTAAGAATGCGTTTGCCCCACAAAAGAGCAGTAGCAACCCGACTATTCAAATTAACGTTACCATTCAAGGAAACGCGAGTGCTGCTGACGCTAACGCGATTGCCAATACAATTGGTGAAAAGATGATCGCGATTATGCCACAAGCGACGATTTAAGGAGGTGCTTAGATGGCTAAATTCAATGACAGTAATGGTCATTCTGTTGACGTGTTTTCATTAACAGAGCATGAAGACGTGAATATTGATGTCGCAACACATCCGGTCGAAGATGGTTCGCCGATTACTGACCATTCACAGATGCAGAGCAAGAACTTCAGGTTCAGTGGGTGGATAACTGGTAATAATCAGTCAGACATTGATGCGAAGTATCAACAGTTGCTTGATTGGTCGCAGAATGGTACGTTGCTCAGCTATTCTGGTGCTATTCGGCATAACAGTATGCTGATGAGTAATCTGACCAAAGACTACGAAGATGGTGGATATCAGAACGCTATCAAGTTTTCTGTGGACTTGACTTGGGTCAGAACGGTTAAGGTTACCTGGAATAAGAATGTTAATGCCGGTAAGAAGCAAGCAACGCCACCGCCTGGTGTGTACGTTACGGTTGTTGCTGGTAATACTTATTGGGGCTGGTGGGTTCAATATGGTACGTCTATTGATCAGCTAAGAGCTTGGAATGGTTGGCCCGACCGTTTCATCCCAATTGGAGCAAGGGCAAGGGTGAAGTAATGGCATTACGAGCATATATTGACGTAAACGTTGCACAGCTGCCTGAGATTTTTGAAATCGAATTAGGTGGTGTCAACGTCTATCTACAATTTAATTACAATGATTATGGTGAATTCTACACAGTCGATTTGTATGACAATTCAATGGTGCCAATTGTTTTGGGCGAGAAGTTAGTTTATGGGCGTCGCTTGTGGGCTGACTATACTAACCCAGCAATACCGGCAGTCGATATCATGCCGTTTGATGAATCACAGAAAGAAACAACGGTCTCTCCGGATAATTTCGGAAAGACCGTTTTTCTGTATCTGATGACTTTAGAAGATGATGGGGAGCTGATGTAATGGCAAATGCAGTGCAATACAATTTTGAAATTCAATTGAGTATCTGGACTGACTCCGGACAACTCATATACCATCACCGAAAATCAAACGACAGCATGGACATTGAATTTACTATTCCATTTGATAACACCAATGACCAGAGTGTCGGTGAAATCGTTATTTGGAATATGTCACAAATTAGTTTCAATCGTGTTCACGAAGGTGACCGTGTCCAAGTGATTGCTGGTTATAGCGGTGACACCGGTATTTTGTTTGATGGATTTATCTATAAAACGACGGTGCCAACGATTGAAGGCGGCGACCATAAGTACACATTACGAGTCGTAGAAGGAACTGATTATCGCAAGCTACCAGATGTATCACTGACGTTTGGTGAAGGAACGGCGGCTTCAACAATAATCGACAAGATTGTCAGTGTTTCTGGTATTAATCTGAACAAAGTTTCAATGCGTGAGGATCATGTCTATTCAGAAGGATATACCGTCGACGGCTCACCGTTAGATGCACTAGCAGAGATTGCTGGCGACACGCATTCAGCTTTGTTCTATCGACGTGGACAATTGACATTGCGTTACATGTACGACGACAACAACACCGGTACTACTGAGTTAAACAATGGTTCTGGTTTGATTTCGTCACCAACAATGGAGCGACGAGATGAAGACTGGGTTAAGGATGAAGATGATGACGGAATGGGTCGCTACCAATATTCAGCAGAGAGTCTGTTAAATTATCGAATTACTACTGGTGAGTATGTCCACATTCAAAGTATGTTCGTTAACATTACGGGAACTGTGATAAGTGGTGAACATGCATTTGACGGAACCAGCCCGACTACATCAATTGAAATTGGGGTGAAGTAATGGCTAAAAAAGCTAAGAAAAACAACAATGACGTGGAGTTCTTCACGCATATTTTGCCTGACAATATTTCTGCTAATATCAATGTCGCCCAGTTGGGTCGTGTGGACCGTATCTATGCTGACGGCAAAAAGGCTCAAGTCCAGCCATTAGCTATGAAGGGTGACGGAAATAGCCGCGCACCACTTGTTGGTGTGCATATTGGGCGAATGTTGCGTGATGAAGTCCATGTTGGTGACGTGGTCGTGATACTGTTCATTGACAGATCGATTGCCGCTTTCAACGGCAGCAATGATGAGTTCCCGTTGTCAAATACTAGAATGCACAGTCTTAATGATGCATTCATTATCGAGGTGTACTAATGCGAGATATTTTGTTAGCAGAAGATGGCGATATCAACTTCGCACACGCAATTGATGCTGATCAAGAAGTTATGCAATCAATCAGGATTATTTTGGAAACAAGCTTAGGCTCATTCATTGGCGACGCTGAAATGGGACTTGATACCAGTGACTTGATTGGTAAGCAATACAATGAACGCTATGCTGTCACGGCTATTCGTGATGCTTTGACACAAGAGCCACGAATTGATGCAGTGAACGATGTAGTAATTACAGCTGATTTATCAGCGCGAGTTGCAAACATCAAACTTGATTTAGTTATTGATGGTGAACAAAAAACTACGGAGGTGATTTTGGATGTTGGATAGTAATGGCTTCACACGGCCACAATACGAAACAATCGTTGTTGATTTGACTGCCAAGTGGCAAGAGCTGTTTGGTTCTGATTCCGACACATCTGCGCACTCTGTCGCTGGCGTCTTAATCCGTCTGATGGCGTTCTTTTTGGACTTGATTTATAAGCTTGCTGAAAAGGTCTATAACAGTCAGTATTTGAGCACAGCAACCGGTGTTTCGTTGGATAAGATTGCTTCTAACTTTGGCTTGTATCGCAATCCAGCCGAGCAAGCCATGGTTGACTTGTCGTTTACTGGTACGCCTGGTTTTGTCATTCTGGCTGGGAAAATGTTCAAAACGACTGACGGAAAAATCTACCAGTTAGGTTCTGATGTACTGTTATCTGCGTCAGGAACAGGGGCTGGAACGGCCTATGCAATGGAAACCGGGGCGCAATACAACGTACCGGCCAATGCAATCACTTCTCAGGTTGAACCAACGTCTGATATTTTCACTGTTACCAACCCACAAGCCGTGGAAAATGGTGCAAATATCGAAACGGATGCTGAACTGGCGCATCGTGTTCGATTGGCCAATGATACCAAGCCATCTAGCCCAGTCAATGGTGTAATTTCCGCCGTTATGGAAGTTCCAGGGGTTAAGAGTGTTCAAGTTGTTACGAACAATACAATGGCAGTCGATTCATACGGCAACCCAGCTAAGACAATTCACGTCTATGTTGATGGTGGTGAAGAAATGAAGATTGCAGATGCGCTGTTCAATTCCGTTTCGGCGGGTATATTAATGGTCGGCAGCCATACAGAGACGATGACTGACGCTGCTGGCTTTTCCGGTAATGTAGTCGCGTTCGATTATGCTACTAAGGAAACGATTTTCGTGACTGTTGACGTTACGACTAACAACGACTTCGAAATTGACGGTGTTGATCAAGTTAAGAAGGCTGTGAACGACTATCTTGGTAGCGTTCCAATGGGTGGAACTGTTCGCTTCTCATACTTGTACAAGTACATTTATGACAACGTGAACGGTATTGTCGTGGCAACGGTCAAGATTGGAACCAAAGCAGCTTCCCAATCAATGACCGATATTCCATTGACGCAGTTCAGTATTGCGACGACGACAGCTGATAGTTTGGTGGTGACGAAGAATGGTAACTAGTTTTCAAGATCAGTTTCTAGCTATGCTACCGGCGCCAATTAGCCGCTATGGTCGTCAAACAATGTTGTTCGCTGAATGGTTGCAATGGCAATTTAAACAGCTACAAGACTTGTTTACGACGATTGAAGATTTTCGAGAGTTGGATAATGCCAACGGTGAAGTGCTGGATGCAATCGGTGCTCAATACAATCAATTGCGCGGTGAGGCTGACGATAGTTTCTATCGCATTATGATTCGTTCAAAAATGGCAATCAATTCCGGTATCTCAACGGTGAATGGCCTGTTGGACATCATTGCAAGGTCATTGAATATTCCTAAGAAGGGCATTGAGATTGAGCCGTTGCGGAAGTGGAATGGAACAACTGTTGATGACGGTGAGCCGTTAGCAATTGCAATCCGCAATATTCCGCTTCAATGGGCCAATACCGAATGGGAACAGAACTACATCATTGATCGAATTCGAAGCGGTGTTGCTGCTGGCGTGCGTGTTGATGAAGTAACGTTCGTTGATAATTCAAACGCTGTATTAGCTGTGCGTGGTATCAGCAGTAATACGTTGACGTATCAAATCTATGAAAGCGAGGATAAGTGATGGCTAATAAATTTTCTAGCCTAATCTTTACTGAAGAAGGTAAGGATGTCATGACAAAGGCGCTGGCTGATAAAGGACAAATGTCTATTATCGATGCCTACACCTTTACGGTATCTCTTACCAAGGACTTAACCTACTCACAAATCAGTGGTCTGAATCCTAAGCAAACAAAGCCAATGGGTACGGTTACGACGGATTTAACGACTAATACTGTTGAATCTCGTCTGATTATTGATAATCGTGATGTTACAGCTGACTATAATTTGAAGGGTATTGCCATTACCGGTGTCTACGGTACTGACAATTATGTCCTTGGAATTATCAATACGAATGAGACCACGTTGGTTCCTGCGTATAATGGACAATCAGCGCAGACAATTAATTTGGACGTTTCATTTGCAATCAGCGATACGTCAATCGTAACTGTTAACACGCAGTATGCTGGAATGCTGACGGTTGCTGATTACATTGCTTTGCAGAAGTATATCGACCAACGCGACGCAAAGAAGGCTGATGATACTGCCGCCGTCCACAAGACAGGCAATGAGACGATTAACGACATCAAGACTTTCATGAAGATAATTGTTGGTTCGGTTAGTGGAAATTCAGGAACAAGTGATCGTGTGAATACACTGGCTATCAATGCTGACGTTGCACTGTCAAGTTTGAATAACGGCGTTTACCTTTCAACAAATGCTTCAAAGACAACGTCTGACAAGCCAACTGGCGCAGCTGAGACGTATGTGTTCGTTAAAGAAAGTAACGTTGAGCGATTTACTGACATTTCTAATGGTCAATCATATTTCCGTGTAAAGAACGGTTCTACGTATACAGCGTGGAACCGTTTTTCTACTGCAGCGGAACTTTCAAACGTGGATGCTTCTGCCATCCACAAGACAGGCAATGAGACGATTGGTGGGTCTAAGACATTTAGTTCGGCTATTATTGCTAACTTGCAAGGAAATGCTGACACCGCAACAAAGCTAAAGACAGCGCGCACAATTTCGTTTAGTGGCGCTGCAACTGGTACTGGTACGTTTGATGGCTCAGGTAATGTTGACATTGCACTAACAGAATCTGCAACTACACGTACGAACACTTCATCATCACAATCGCTTGCTGTTGGCGGAACTGTGACAATCATTGATAGCATTACGACTAATACATCCGGTGAAATCACTGGTGTTAATGTCAAGACGGCTACAATGCCATCAGTTTACCCACCAAATAATGACAGTAACTTAGTTCATAGGTCAGGAGCTGAAACGATTGGCGGGTCAAAGACGTTCACTGATGGTATTAGCGGTGCATTGGCCGGTAACGCCACAAGTGCAACAAAACTAGCCAACGCACGCAAGATTAATGGTGAAAACTTTGATGGGACGGCTGATATTAACGTTGACCCAGTTGTGCAAGTGATTAGCACAAACAAAGATGTTTTCACGTTGGATAACGGCTTTTATTACTATTCAAATGTTTCAGCAACCAATAAACCTAGTGGATCATCAAATTATTTCGTTGTCGAAGTAATTCAATCCGGTAACAATGGCTTCATGCAGCTGGTCGACTCTAACAACAATGCTTGGTGGACGACTAAGACTGGTGGTTCGTGGTCATCATGGAAGGCGGTTGCTAATGATGCGCTGGTTGCGCACTTGGATACTGCCGAGACGTTTACGGGTAAGAAGACGTTTTCGGCAGGACTTGCTGGTGAATTAACCGGTAACGCAGCTACGGCCACTACGCTAAAGACCGCCCGCAAAGTTGGTGGCGTCAGTTTTGACGGCTCAGCCGATATTAACCTGCCTGGTGTAAATACGGCGGGTAACCAAAATACGTCTGGCAATGCGGCAACAGCTACCAAATGGGCTACTACAAGAACGCTAGCGCTAACTGGTGATGTATCCGGCTCAGTGAATATTGATGGTTCGGGTGACGTGTCTATGGCAACGTCTGGAACGAACCTGGTTCACAAGACTGGATACGAAGAAATTGACGGATATAAGAAATTCATTGGTTTAGTTGAATTTTCAAACCTAATTAAAGGTGGTTTGGAAAGTAGAACAGCGAACTTCACTGATTTGGCAACAGTAGCGGCTGATATGCAAATGTACGCTGGAATTTGGTGGTTCTATCAAGGAACGTTGTTAAATAGTCCAATTCCTAACTACGCTATTATTGAAGTTTTCAAGGGTTCAACTAAATCAAACGGATATATTCGTGTTACTGGAATAAACACAAACACATCATATTACACTATTGTTAATCCGACTATTATTGGTTGGAACAAAATTGTAGATGATACTAATGTCATGCACTTATCGAGAGATGAAACAGCCGCAGGCTTTAAAAAGTTCAGTGGGAACATCGCAACAACTAGCGACAACTCGATGATCAATGGTGGTGGAAACAATGGCGACATTGCTTTGGTCAAGAAAAACGGAAATTCTGGTTTCTTGGGAATTGGCTCTATGCAATTAGGCGGAGCTTTTAGAATTAAGCGAAGCAACAACGCTTCAATTAGCCCGTCTGATACGTTCACAGACATGTTCACGGTTGACGTAAATGGCATTGTCAAAGCTGGACTTAAACAAGATTTAGTGCCGTTGGATAAGAACGTGGTACACAATTCTGGTAATGAAACTGTTGCGGGTGATAAGACTTTCACCGGAAACGTAAGCGTTTCTGGAACGCTTTATGCAAAAGATGTCTCTGGGACTGTAAAGATGTGGTACAGCGCGAATGTGTCATACGTTAAAACTGGTCGGCTTGTTCAGCTGCTACACAACGGTGGTAATACTGCACAAATTCCGTCTAATTCTATTTCAAATGAGAAATTACCGGCATTCTTGCGCCCTGCTGTGGTTGCTGTCATGCCTGCACACCCGTCAACTAGCGCAAAAATTGCTGTTAACCCAGACGGAACTTTCAAAGTCACTGAAGGTAACGTCCCAGCAAACTTTTACGGATCAACAGTTTCGTATATCGCTGCCAACTCTGATTTAGCCTGATTGTATGATCCACATGATTTATCAGATAACTATATGCTAGTCGAGCGCGTAAAAGGTGGAATCAGCGCCAACAATTGTAGCGCTACGGGTTGCCGTGTCGTTATCTCGCAAATTCTTAGCGCGGTACTTTATTTTACCGTCTGTACCTATCAATACTTCTAACTTCCATGGAGAATTGGTTGTAACGCCACTAACTCCTCCGTTACTTACGATAGTTAAAATTACATTTTGCCGTGGATTGTCAATGGCGGCAGGAACAACAGCTGAACTACTTACATATGCGTCGTTCATTTGGAATAATCCTTGAAAAGACCCATCCATGTATACATTCACCCCGACAACAGTTTGCCGGAAATTGATAGTTAACCCACCTAAATTTGTGCTACCAGTTTTAACGCTGGGAGTCTTAATGCCTGTTAATGTGACAGTTCCAGAAATGCTTGCCTACTTGAAATAGTATAGGCTTCCCTCTAAGTACGTAATTATTCCGTTATAGTCGTTTGTATTGCCTTCGACTCCGTGACGCATTTCATATTGTATTTTTCCTGTGTTATTAATATGAATCATAACGAATACATCAGTTTGGGTAGTAACATTTCCAATACCGGTACGGCCATTCATTCCGGTAGTAACGGTGCCATATGGCTTTGTTATAGTGTTGGGAACTGTAGTTAGATCGTTCCATTTATACGCTGCGTTACCTGTGAATGTGCCACTGAAATAGACTTCTACACCGCTTGCGTATTCTCTGAACGTAAGACTTAATCCACTGACAGTAACGGATGCCGTTTTGACAGCAGCTGTTTTGACCGTTCCTGTAATGTTTACGTTTTAGCTACACTAATTTTGTGGAGGTGAAACTAGATGATATATGGATACGCAAGGGTGAGTTCGCAAGGACAAGATTTTAACGGGCAGGTTGCTGCGTTGAAGAAATTTGGAGCAACTAAGATCTATAGCGAAAAGTTTACGGGGACTACGGCTAATAGACCAGCTTTGAAACGGCTGGAAAGAATAATTACTAGCGGCGATGTATTAGTTGTTACGAAACTTGATCGGCTGGCCCGTTCGGTAAGAGAAGGTATCAAGATTATCGACAGACTGACAAAGAAGGGGATATCAGTTCACGTTCTTAATCTGGGGTTACTTGATAATTCACCATCTGGGCACTTGTTGAGAAACATCATGCTAACGTTCGCCGAATTCGAACGAGACATGATTGTTGATAGGTTGGCAGAAGGCCGCGCTCGTGCCAAGGCGATTAACCCACATTACAAAGAGGGACGTCCAAAACGACGGTTAACTAAGAAGCACAGAGAGGCATATAGGTTGTTACAAGAAAAGACGTACAAAGAGGCGTCGAAAATTAGCGGATACAGTCGGTCAACGCTGTATCGAATCAAAAAACAAATTGAGGGGAATAACAGATGAGCTTTGATACCGGAACAGTCGTAACGATTGTTCTTTTTTTGATTACGGCGATAGCTACGGCGATAACTACCGCCGTAAATTGGGCAATTAAGGTTGGTTTTTCAAAACCAATTGCTACATTAACTGATGCAATTGACGACTTGAAAGAAATATTGGGGCATATTAAGGATGACACCCAAGTTCAATTTAAGGAGCATGAAGTCCATCTTGCTAAGCTTGATGAACAAATCAGGACATTGTTCGAAAGGAATGAACGATTATGAATAAAGTAATTGATGTTTTAATTGGAATCGCACAAACTGGTGTTCTTGGTGTTGTTGCAGCTGCCGTAATTGGTTGGCTTAAGAGTCACACCAAGAATGAAAACTTGGCCATGTTCTACGATTGGATCAATCAAGGTATCGCGATTGCTGAAAAGACTTGGGGGCCAGGACAAGGAAGCGCTAAGCAACGAGACGCAGTTCAATTTGTTAAGGGTCGGATTGATGCGAACGGTTTGACGGGGCATTTCTCTGATTCACAGATTGAAGGTGCGATTGAGCAAGAGTTGAAAGCCAACAAAGGAGTTGACAATAATGGGTAAGATTAAGACAATGTTGGTCGCCGGAATGGCGGCCTTTTTATTTGCCGGAGCAACACCAACGGCGTTTGCCGCAAAGGGTGACCAAGGAGTTGACTGGTCAATCTATCAAGGGGCACAAGGTAAGTTTGGATATGGTCACGATAAGTTTGCCATCGCTCAAATTGGTGGGTACTACGCTGGACATGGCTACGTTGATCAATACACGTATCCAACACAAGTTCAGTATGCAATCGCCCAAGGAAAACGCGCACATGACTATATTTTCGTAGACGGTGTTACTGACCGTGCAACTATGAAAACTGTAATTGATCACTATCTAGCAAAAAGCCAAACGCCACAGGAATCTATCTTTGCTTTGGATATTGAGCAAGGTGCAACGAATACAGACGTAGTTATGTACGGACTTGATTATATTCAATCAAAGGGAAAGACAGCTGTACTATACGGATACAAGAATTTCTTGATGTCAAACCTTGACCTGCAAGCGATTGCTAATAAGTACCCGCTTTGGTTGGCTCAGTATCCTAATTACGAGGTTACGCCAGAGCCAAACTATAATTACTTTCCTTCATTTGATAATGTACAATTGTTCCAATTCACGGCATCATACATTGCTGGTGGATTGGATGGTAATGTTGACCTGACTGGTATCACGGACAACGGATACAAGAACGGAAACCCTGAAAACCCTAACACTGACACACCCGCGATTGATGCCGGTAAGGAAGCAGACAACACTCCGAAGTCAGATATTGCAGCGGGAATGACCGTAAAGGTTAACTTCAGCGCTACGCACTATGCGACTGGTGAAACTATCCCAGATTTCATCAAGGGTGTGCCACACAAGGTGTTAGAAGTTGATGGCGACCGTGTGTTGCTTGATGACATCTATTCTTGGGTATCAAAGAAGAACGTCGAAATCTTGGATGCCAACACACACCAAGACACGACAGAATTCAACGGCGTGTTTGTCTTGGATAGCTGGCAGTACGAGCTTGGCGGTGTGTACGTTCGAAACAATGATATGGCTATTCCAGTAGCGGATTATCACAACGATATGCCGGCTGTATCAGTAACGTTAACCGACCGTCATGGTAACCCATTGGCGGACCAAAACGGCCTTGGTAACAACGGAGTTTCGGAATACTTCACTTTGAATGGACGATACAAGGTATTGCAACGTGTTGGATCATCAATTGAAGTAGAGATGAATGGCGAGTCGGTCTGGTTGAAGGCTGCATTCGCTAACTAGTTTTAAATTGGTCCAACTTGCGACATTGAAACAGATACGCAAGTTGGTCCACATGTAAAATAAGCCCGTCTGGACTAGGTGTTATTGCACTTAATCCAGACGGGCTTTTTTGTTATTTACTTGGAACGTCCCATTCCCAGTCATGTTCAACTGCGTGCCAGTTACCTGTAGCTGCAGAAGATCCAATCTTGCCAGCAAGCTCAATCCAGACTTTTACATCATATAAGGTTGGACGCGTCATAGCCTTAGCAGTTGCTTCGGTATATTCTTCCCATGTTAGGTCGGCATCATCAAGCAATGGTTCTACAATCTCACGGTGCAGATTGATATATGCCTGCCGTTCGGTGAAACCATTGCCGATTAGCTCATTGAACTTTCCTACATATAAAATACGGTCGTCTTCAGTTTCTGAGGCTAAAAATTGGAGGACTCTTTCTGTCCAATGAGTTAATTTAGTCATGTAAGTTTCTCCTTATGTGGTTAAGTTAAAATTAATTATACAATACACAACAAAAATTGAAAATGTAGCACAATTTGTAGCACTCTCCAAAAACACATAAACAGATAAATGAAAATACAACGTGTGATTTTATTAGCTATGAAACAAATAATCACCCCATATTTGTATTGTTTTTACGCTGTTTGTCTGTCGGCGGCAT